AGCTCACGTACATGGTACTGATCCAACAGCAATATTCACAACTTACGATCCATTAACAACAGCAATTGTGAAAAATTCATCACAAGTATCAGCACACCATAATGTGTATAACCATGTAATTATAGCACCTACAGCAGAAACAGGAGCAGTAGTAGGAGCAACGATAATAGATATGGCAGATGATAATTATGGATGGGTTCAAACTAATGGTCCTGCAGGATTATTAGCTGGAGCAACTATGGTATTAGGTCATAAATTTATGAGATCAGATGGTACTGCAGGTGCTGTTATGCCTGACAATGGTGATGATTTAACTCCTCAACTTGGTCAAGTAATGGCAGGTGGTGTAGTAAGTACAGAATATGTATTAGGATACTTAAACGTAGGTATATAACTAACACTTATTTAAACAATAATAAAGCTCCCGGTTAACCCCGGGAGTTTAATTATGAGACAATTATGAAGACTAGATTACAAGATTTATTAGATAAAGATACACTTAGAAAATTAACAAATAGTAAAACAAAAGCTACAGTTAATGAAGCTAATTCTGATGGGACTATATCTAAGGACGAAAATAGAAAACGTGCAGAAATGTTAAAAAAGTTTGAAAACGAACTAAACAAGATGGTTAACAAGTACGCAACACAAGCAGAAAAAATAGGAGGACCATTCAGGAAAGATGGTATCAAAGCTGAGATGAGTAAAATTCTAAATAAATACTATCTCGGTTTATAAATAAAAAAAAGGTTACAATGAAAAAATTAGTTACAATTATATTATTATTTACAACATTAAACTGCTTTTCACAGACTAAAGACTATAAAGCAGCTTATGAAATTTCAAAAAAACTTATTACTGAATATAAACTAAAATTAAGTTCTACCGATTCAGTTGTATTCAAACAAGACTTACAGATACAAGACTTACAGAGTATTATTTTTGTAAAGTCTAAACTATCTACACAAGATTCATTACATATAAGTCTATTAGTTCAGCAAAAAGACTTTCTTAATAAGAATATTAACTTATATAAGAAAGAACTAGACCGACGAGATAAATTCTGGAACAAACCAGTATTTGGTATTATAATCGGAGTTGCTGGTACTGTAGGACTTATTAATGCAGTAAACTACACTCTACCCTAGATTATTTGCTTATATAATATATTTTTCGTATATTTATTAATATAAGCGGACGACTATCTATGACTAAATCATTAAAAGATGTAATAAAACTAGAATTCTCTAAATGTGCTAAAGATCCAGTACATTTTATGAGAAAGTATTGTTACATTCAACATCCACATAGAGGTAAAATTAAATTTAATTTATACCCTTTTCAAGAAAATACTTTAACTGAATTACGTGATCACGATTATAATGTAATTCTAAAATCTAGACAGTTAGGTATATCTACTCTATCAGCTGGCTATTCTTTATGGTTAATGCTATTTCATAACGATAAAAATATTCTAGTTATTGCAACAAAACAAGAAGTAGCTAAAAACTTAGTTACTAAAGTTAGAGTAATGCATGACGGGTTACCAGGATGGTTAAAAGGTAACTGTGTTGAGGATAATAAATTATCATTACGTTTTTCAAATGGCTCTCAAGTAAAAGCAGTTTCTAGTTCAGGAGATGCAGGTAGATCAGAAGCACTATCATTATTGATAATAGATGAAGCAGCTTTCGTAGATAGTATTGATGAAATATGGGCTTCATCTCAACAAACACTAGCAACTGGTGGTGGAGCAATAGTTCTATCAACACCTAACGGTACAGGTAACTTTTTTCATAAAACTTGGGTAGGTGCTGAAGCAGGTACTAATGGATTTAATCCGATAAAATTGCACTGGACGTTACACCCAGACCGTGAACAAGATTGGCGAGCAAAGCAAGATCAATTATTAGGTGAAAAAATGGCAGCTCAAGAATGTGATTGTGACTTTATAACTTCTGGTTATACAGTAGTAGATGGTACAACACTTCAATGGTATCTTGAACAGCAAGTTCAGGAACCAATAGAAAAGCGTGGATTTGATGGAAATTATTGGTTATGGGAATACCCTGATTACGGTAAAGATTATATGATATCAGCCGATGTTGCGAGAGGTGACTCTACAGATTACTCTACTTTTCATGTTATAGATGTTGAAACTTTAACCCAGGTAGCAGAGTATAAAGGGCAATTACCTACTAAAGATTTTGGTAATATGCTTGTAAATGCTGCTACTGAATGGAATAACGCTTTATTAGTTATTGAAAACGCAAATGTAGGGTGGGCAGCTATACAACCTGCAGTAGATAGAGAATATCCAAACCTATTCTACTCATCAGCTGACCTTTCAGTAGTTGATACCGGTCAACAATTAAAAAAACGATATGATCTAAAAACTAAAGATAAGATGGTCCCTGGATTTACGACTACTTCGAAGACGAGGCCGCTAATTATATCAAAGCTAGATACCTATTTTAGGGAAAAAGCATGTACAGTTCGATCTAAACGATTGATTGATGAACTTTTTGTTTTTGTTTGGAAAGGTAGTAAAGCTCAAGCACAAGGTGGTTATAATGATGATCTTGTAATGGCATACAGTATTGGTATGTGGGTAAGAGATACAGCACTTATGTTACGTCAGAAGGGAATGGATTTAACAAGAAGTGCTTTAGATAATATATCGGTAAATCGAGGCGCTGGTGTATACACAGGCAACAGGCCTACTAACAACCCTTGGATCCAAAAAGGACCTAAAGGTGATCAAGATCTAACTTGGTTAATATAATAAAGGTTATTAAAGAGGAATAAATTATGGCAGATAAATCAGTATTTTCAAGATTGCGAAAATTGTTTTCGAGCAACGTAGTTATTAGAAACGTTGGTGGGAAAAAATTAAAGGTACGTGATACCTCGAGGCTACAATCTGTAGGTAATAAAGTTAGTATGGGAGTTGATAGATTTCAAAAAATGCGTAAATCAAATGTTAATTTTGGTTACGGTACACCAACCATGCAAAACTTTTCATATAACAAGAATGAATTATACACGGATTATGAATCTATGGACACAGACGCTATTATATCATCAGCTTTAGATATATATGCAGATGAATCTACTATGAAAAATGAGTTTGACCAAGTATTAACTGTACAATGTCAGAATGAAAACGTTCAGAAAATATTACATAATCTATTTTATGATATTTTAAATATAGAATTTAATTTATGGCCATGGATTAGAAATATGTGTAAATATGGTGATTCTTTCTTAAAATTAGATATAGCTGAAGGGTATGGTGTAGTTAATGTTGTACCATTATCTTCTTATGAAATGACTAGAGAAGAAGGTGAAGATCCAACAGATCCTTATAAAGTAACTTTTAAACAAGACGGTGGTGGTGGGCAATTTGAGTATCAAAATTTTGAAATAGCACATTTTAGACTGTTAAGTGATTCTAACTTCCTTCCATACGGTAAATCGATGGTAGAGCCAGCAAGAAAAACATGGAAGCAGCTTACTATGATGGAAGATGCAATGATGATTCATAGAATAATGAGAGCTCCAGAAAAACGTATTTTTAAAATAGATGTTGGTAATATTCCACCTAATGAGGTTGATGCTTATATGCAATCTATTATAGATAAAATGAAAAAGGTACCATATGTAGATCAAACTACTGGTGAATACAATTTAAAATTTAATATGCAAAATATGATGGAAGATTTTTACCTTCCAACTAGAGGTGGTGAATCAGGCACCGGTATTGAATCAGTATCTGGTCTTGATTTTAATGCTATTGATGATATAGAGTATTTAAGAAATAAAATGATGTCAGCTTTAAGAGTACCTAAAGCGTTTCTAGGGTATGATGAGCAAGTAGAAGGTAAAGCGACTCTAGCAGCAGAGGATATTAGATTTGCAAGAACTATAGAAAGATTGCAAAGGATAGCAGTATCAGAGTTAACTAAAATTGCTATAGTACATCTCTATACACAAGGTTTTAAAGATGAGGATCTAGTAGATTTCGAATTATCACTTACAACACCTTCAACAGTGTATGAGCAAGAAAAGATTGCAATATGGCAAGAGAAAATTAGACTTGCAACTGATATTCAGTCATCTAAACTCTTATCTGATGAATGGATATATGAAAATATTATGAATATGGGTGATGCAGCTTGGAAAGGTGAACGTGAAGGTGTTATAGCAGATCTTAAATTAAAATTCCGTCAACAGCAGATTGAGCAAGAGGGTAATGACCCTGCTAAAACTTTAAGGTCGTTTGGAACTCCTCATGATCTTGCTTCTATAGGTCAACAGCCAGGAGAAGAAGAGAGTGATGCACCTGTAGGTAGAC